GTTGCTGGTGGTTTAGGTAACATGGGTTTTGATAAAGGATTAGAATCTGACATACGAAAAGCTTTTGATGAAGGTGATTTTGCAGGAGGTCTTGGAAAAAGAGTAGCAGATATTATAGCTACTTTTACATATCCTCTTACACCATTTAAAGATTTACAAGGTCAAGTAAATCCTGAAGCAAGTTATGTTCCCTACACTAGAAACTTAATGCTAGGTAATGGTACACAAAAAGAATATAATTTACTTTATGCTATGTTTACAGACACCGAATCTATAAATAGACTTGTCCGTTTTCTACCAGAAACAGATCTAGTACAATACACTCAGTCTCTTGACGGTAGAAAATCTACAGTTCTTTATGATCCTATTGGTGGTGGACCAGTAAGATCCAGAGATCCTATTACAAAACAACTGTTAGGTATTGATACTAGAAAAGCTCCTAATACATTACAAAAAAATATTAACAATCTTAACTTAAAAGAATTTTTACTCTATAAAAAAAGTAGTGTTAGAAATCCCTCATTAGATATTTTAGTAAGATATGGTTTATCTAAAACTTTAAACAATGACTTTGAAGAGTACATATCTAAACCCCTACCAGAATTTAATAATACAATTATGTTTAATGAAGCTTCTTCAGATGAACAAACTATGTTGTTAAAGAAATTTATGCGGCAAAAAATTACAGCTATGGAAGCATTTTATGAGAGGTACTTTGAAGAGCTTAGTAATAAAAGTCCAAAGGCTGCAGCTTCTTATATTAGAAATGCTTTTCACATTGAGATGAATCAAGCATTACCAGGCGTAACTGAAAGATCTGTAAGCCATGCCTCAGGCGGTAAGTTTAATTCTGTTGACGAATATATTAACGACTCAGAAAATATAGGGGTAGAGTTGAGAAGAAGACAAGACATTATGAAGCTCAATGCACTACAAGAATCACAAATAAGAAGGTAGTAAGAGGGTTGTTAAACCCCCTTAATCTTCTTCATCATCATCCATGATGTCTGCCCAGTTATAAGCCTCTCTCTTTATATCTTCAACACGAACAGAACCCTTACCGTTTGCAAGTAGTCCAGCTAAGGCTTGTCCTGCTAGATACCTGCGACTGGTCAAGGGTTTTGCTCGTGGTCGTTTCTTCTTTACGTAAGCTTTTGCCTCTGCTTCAAGAGGCGGTAAGTTATTCTTGGATCTTTTGGTTGGTCTGCCCATAGTTTACCCTTACTTATTTTTTTCTTCTAAAGCCTTAATCATTTTATTTAAGTACCATGCTGCCTTCTTCATGTCCTCCATAGGGTTATCTTTGTAGCGGTAACGGTGTTGATACTTAATCATGTTACCGTGGCAGTAGGAAATGAAACCATCAAGACCTACCACCTGTTTAATATAATCAATGCACTCTATCCCGCCCATGTTATAATGGGCAGGCTTGTCTACTGGATCAAAGTCACTCATGTGTTTACCAACTCAGCTGATGTGTAGGGTATGTGAAAGAACAACTCACCTTTCTGTATGTACCTACCCTTAGCCTCAGCTAGGCTTTCTTTAGTTAGTAGAGTATCTTTGATACGCCAGACTTGCTTTAAGTCTTCACGGAATACGTAGAAGTTTAACACACCATTAGTACCATCATACTTATCTAGTAGTCGTTGCTTGCGTTCAGGTATGCGAATCTCTGCCCAATGTGCAGGCCAGTCCTCTGTCCAAGCTACCTTAACCTCAGCCTCATTGAAGTATGTGTAGCCATCCTTCTGAGATACTACATCTACAAAGTAGTTCTCTTCAGTGTTGACAATAGTGTGACCTTTACTTTCTAATAGACTAACCAAAGTGTCCTTAGCCTTCTTATCATAAGCTTGATACAAGGCACGATTAAAACTTTTACGTACTGGCTTCATAGTTTAGTTCCTTTATACTAGGTCTACGATTTCACAGGAATCACCAGAACATGCTAGTGTCTGACTGCCTGCTGTATTATCTTCTTTCTCATAGTTTGATAGTGATGTCCAGTCAATACTCTTAGGCATGAAAGATAATAAGGATATGTAATCTTCCTTAGAACAATCTTGATAAGGTGCTTGCTGGTAGGTATGCTCGTGGAATGGTAGGAAAGATACACCTGACATCTCATCGAAGTGTTTGTAAACAAATGCACCTACCTCAAACCACTCATCTTTCTTGACGTTGATTGTCACCGAGGGCTTATGCTCACACCACGATCTCTGATAAGCTAACCACATATTAAGTTGGTCTATCGCACTCATGTCAGCAGTAACCACTGCGTTGTCAGGAGACTTCTGAGGGAAACTAAACACAGTAGTCTGGTCTGGCTTCATTACATCTGGCTCACTAGGTACACCTTGGTCTTTCATAAACTTTGTTAGTGGGTCTTTATTATCACCACGAACAGTACGAATATAATAGGCTGAGTGACGAGCGTGTATTCCACTAGCGGAGTCAACCAACTGCGATACCGTTCCGCTAGGTTTGACACAACTGATAGCAGCAGCAACAGGAATATCAAGCAGTTTAGCCCACTTAGCATTAGTAGCAATGGATATAGATTTAAGGTACTCAAGAGTTTTATCTAACCCCTCATTTTCTGTGGTCATTAAAGGGTTGTCCATGATACCAGTCAAAGACACACCCAACAAACGTTCTTCTTCTGTATTCTTCTGCCATATCTTACGCAAGTAAGGAAACTTTGTGTAGGTAGATTGGATAGTACCAAGGATGGTAGCTATACGAACCTTCTCTGAAAGACTTTGGATGTCGTCAGTAGAACGTACTACAATCTCCGTAAGATTACAGAATTGATTTGGTCGTAAGATGATCTCACTGCAAGGGTTCGTACCGAACTCATAGTCTGAATCTCGTCTACCATTCTTAGCTGCTTGCTTCTTAGAAGCCTCACGATTGAAGACACCACGTTCACCACTGCCACTCTCTACTAGTGCTTGCCACTCACGTAAGAATGATACAGCATCTGGCTTCTCAGTATACGACACAGAGTTATTAGATAAGGCACGTTGTGGATTGTTCTCCCACCAATTGCCTGACTTAGCATGACGCATACGATCATCAGATAGATTTGATAGGCTGATCATAGCTGACCTACGTACACCACCTACTACAACTACCTCACCAATCTTACACATGATGTCGTGACACTCAAGGGATGATAGCTTACGGCCTTGTGATTCTTTAAACGTGTGACTGACAAAGTTAAACAGATCAATCAATGGCGCTGGGCCTGATGCCCTACCACCGAATGTTTTTAACCTTGCACCTGCAGGTCTAACTCTGCTAGTATCCCACTTAGGAATCTCACCACTGTATAGGAGTGCAATCACTTGACGAAGACCCTTAGCCCAACCTTCCTTACTGTCCCTGATGACTACTGTAGTATCGCTCTCAAAGAGCTTTGGCACATCTGGAAGTTGACTGATGAATTGCCGTTCTACACTGAAGCCAACACCAGTACCACAGAGGAGGATAAACATAGCCTCATCGAATGATTTGATATCATCTACTGGTAGGTATGAGCAATTATAACCCGCTGTATTGTCACGAAAAAATGCTGGACCAGCTGTCATCATTGCCCTCATAGAAGGCATTGCACCAAGACTTAGGATGGAATCCTCTATCTCTTTTATTAGCTTAGTCATCTTAGGCACAGTAAAGTTAGCCTTCTCAAGAGCTGGCCTTACTATGTTATCAGTGTAACGTGTTACTGTCTCAGTCCATGTCTCACGCCTGCCCTCTTCATCAAGCCATCGTGCGTAACGTGACTTGTGTATAAAAGATTGATAGTCTGTAGGTAGTAGGTTACTCATCTATTATCTCCGCTTCCTTTTAATGTTCCTCTGGCTTCACGCCCGTCTAACTTAATTACGTTCCCCTCAATTACTTCTTGTAGATCAGACCCGTAGTAGTTGGCTAAGGCTGTGACGTAAAACACTACATCCCCTAGCTCTTTAATAATATCTTCTTTGGTGAACCTGGACTTGTCTCTGATAAGCTTCTTAACTTTCTCAGCTACCTCTCCAGCTTCACCAACAAGACCTAGTGTATTTTCTACGAGACGTTCCTCACGTTTAGTAAAGATCTTATCTTCAACCCAAGTAGCATACGCCAACAAAAGATCTTTGTCTGAGTCTAATGAATCAAAGTATCCCATAGTTTTTAGATCCACTATGTTCATCACAGATCTAACTCTTCCTGACTATCATCATCAACCAAAGACTTTCTCAATTCATTTGTTTTCATTTGTTGAATAGCCTTTACGCATTGTAAGATATGATCCAACAAAGCAACAGAGTTTGTACCAACATTTAAAATATTAAGATCGTTGATCTGTGTCTCATTAAAATCTTTGCTGTCATATTCTTTATCGTCAAGAAATACTTTAGTCATTTTTTGTTACCTCACATTCAGTTACTTTTATATCATCTATATCATACAGATGGTCTCGGATTACCTCACCTAGTACAGCAAGATTATAGTTAGGGTCAACCTCTAAGAAGTTTGCTTTAGGGTCAACGTCTATGGTTAGATTTAATTCAAATCTCACAGTGAAAGTCCTTAGTTATATTGAAACGATAAGTATAGTCAAGTATGATTTATATCTGTATTAATTATTATAGGATCAATGCTTGTTTCGAAGTGACTCTTCCAATCATATGCATCGTCGTACTCTTCAAAATAAAATTCACTGTTAAAGACTTCACCGTCTTCCTCTATTCGACAGAGGATACTGTAGTTAGAACCATCAGGCCACTCATCACTATGGGGACAATCATCCCTTGATATTGGACCTTCTAATACATCCCAAATTTTTAAACTCATTTCTTCCAGTTCCTTAGTAGCTCCATGTAATGATCCATGCTTACCATAATAATCCAAGGTTGTCTATCAGATCTGTAAAAAACTACTGGCTCACCTTTGCCGTGGTTGCCAGCTTGTTCTATGTAATCGTAGGCAGTTTTCATACCAGCCTTACGCCTCTTAACTTCAATGCTAATAGGCAATGTCTTTCTGGCTAAGGGAGATAGCTGGATGTCTTCACCTGTATCTCCCATAGTTGTAGACTTGATGTCATCAGCCTCGAACTCAGGGAATGTTTCAAGTAACTTATCCCTGACTTCTTGCTGACCACCTCTGCCCTTGGCCTTGGCTGCTCTAGTCATGACTGATCATAGCCATGAAGGTTTTTCCATGACAGTGTAGTCCCCCCAACCTGTACTGTAGTCTACTTCTTTATCTGCCTTTGCAATAACAGCTAGAGTTTTGTGAAGCTCAACAGTAGCCCACTTCATTACCTCTGCACCCATCACATGTAGATGTGATATGAAAGGGGCTGACTTCTCACAAGCAATGAATGCAAAATCAGTTACATCATAGCCAGCAAGCTTACATGTATAAACGTAATGGGCACCTTGAAGAAAGTAACCATACTTTACACACTCGCTTAGAAAACCTTTTGGACTAGCATCTTGTGTAGTCTTTACATCGTACACAGTTTTATTAGACTCAATCATTAGGTCTGGTCTTGTCTTAAGCATCAGCCCTGACACTGGATCTTTTACGAAAATACTAATCTCGTTTACTCTCTCAGGATGATTCAAAGCATCAGCACATATAGGATTACCTAATGCACCTCTAGTAATACAGTTAGCTACGTTGAACTCTACCTCAGTTAAGAGTACCTGATCTTCAGTTAAGTTTTCTTTCAGGTCTTTGAAGGCAGCACTAGCCTTAGTCTTTGGACCTTTGATTACTAATTTTCTATCAGCCTCCAACAAGTTTGCATGGACAGCATTACCCATTGCAAATGCTGCAGACTGAGCAATCTTCTGTCCCTTCCAGTGGGCTAGAGATTTCTTATAGACTGCTTTCACAGCACTTGAAGATATACCATCTATTGAATGGTATCTTTCATT